GGGAAAGTAATACAGTAAAAGTTCTGACCCTCAAATGTCATCACATTGCCAATGGCATTACTAACGTCTGTATATGTGCTTAATTCGTTTGAGATAGCGTCATCAGATATTCTCTCTTTTCTACCTGCCGCCGCTCTGTATATAGCGTTATCATCACCTAGCCAGTAAAATGCTTCATCTGTTTTAGCAATAGAGTTGATGGCAGTTAAACCTACATCAAATATACGGCCTTGTAACTTCTCGATAGGAGGTGAACCAACACCGGAGTTATACCAACCAACCACTGAACGTACACCGCAACGATAGATAACTTCATCGTAAACAAAGTCTCTAACCATATCATCAGGTAGAGTTTCCTCGCCTACAATGTTTAATCCGCTTGCACTCGCACCGTTGCCAACATCTGAAACAGTGGTAAATTTGTCTTTAGTATATAAAAACTGGTTGTTAATAAAGTCGACTGATTTAGCACCCGTGATTTCAGGGTCTGTAACTTCAACCACTTCATTGTTATCTGTTGAGTATTGCCAAACCTTTAAGTCGGCAACGATAAACATATTAATACCATCGTCTGCAATGATTGCTCTACCAGTACCAGGAATAAAACCACGTGAAGTATGAGCACCAAATTTATCTATTTCATATAACGTTGTGCCTTTAACTTGGTAAAGTATCTCAGCCATACGGTGAAAGCCTCTATCTATACCGGTTTCATTACCTAATGTTTTTAATCCAGGGAAAGGCATTAGTACATATTGTATCTTGCCTTTCTCGTCAAATTGGGGATACCAGTTTTTAGTCTGTTGGCTAGATAAAGGTTTAGACCTGCTTTTATAAGATGGTCCTGTAATGTTTATAGGTAAGGTTTGAAATGTCATACTATCATGCCACCATCTAACGACATTGCAGGGGCGGGTCCGTATCTTCCTTTTTTATCTGACTTGTTAGCGCCAGTAATAGCACCTACAAACTTTTGTGAATAAGATAGTTCTTGTTGTTGGTCTTGTGTAAAGCCGAATAAAGCCGTTAACGCACCATATAGATATATTTGTGGGTGATTAGTTAATATGTCGTTAGTCTGGTTTGCATCACTTAATGGGGTGGCTTTACGAAAGTATTGTATTTCTAATGTGTAATCGCTATCTGGCACACGACCAAATTGTATTTCATTACCTACGATAGTATAAAATAATGGCTTACCAGTAGCAGGTTGTTTAAATAGTTGCTCCGGTGCTTGAAACCTTAACTCACCTGAGTTATCACCTAAGACTAAACGTACTGAACGAGCGCTTTCAAAGTCTGGTGGTAATTCTACGTATTGACCTGCTGTAGCCGCAGTAGATACTATTTCCATACTGCGCACCTTTAAAGGTTGAATACCATTATCATACATAGCATTTTCTGCTATCTGTATAAACGTATCTAGCCTTTTACCCATATCTTTACGATGAGAGTAATCTACAATCTCTTTCTTTAGGTTGTCAAACGTATCTAGTGACATTAGATTACACCTTGTTTAGTTCTCAATTTAGCCCAATCAGGTGAGTTTAATTTACCTAAAAGAAACTTTCTATTCTTTGCATCTATAGGGTTAATACAGTCTGCGCCCATTTTCTTTAATTCTTCCGTCCATTGCACGATAACAATAGGAGGTATTGATGCCATACGATGCCAGTCACCTTGAAAGCCTTTATTACTAGCATCTTCAAACTTTTTGTTATGCTCAAGGAATGGCTTAACGTCTTGAGTCTGATAAACTTTTATTTTACCATCCTCTTTAGAGTAATGTTCTACTATGTCGGTTTGCTCATCTCTTACGCGCATATTAATCCTTGGTTTAAGCGGTTTTTACACCGCATTCAATTTACTTTTTATCTTCTTTGAATTTAGATACACACTTGTTATCTTGTGCGAAATCTAACTCTTTACCGCTTAACTCGACTACATCACCTTTGCGGTGCATTTTTGAATCTTTTTCTGTAGCTCGAAAGCCTCTATCTACGATATATTTAGCCATGATCTTGTACCTTTTAATTAAATTAATAGAGCATCCTTGCTCCTAGTTTTTATCCTTATGAGGTTAATGCAGTAATTATACCGCTCGACTTCTCATTTTTAGCTTCAAGAGTATATTCAGAAAGTAATTGCACTCTATCTGAATCACCTGTTTTAGCTAATGGTGTTTCTTGGAAGTCTGCTAGAGTTGCTAAACTCCACATGCTCATATCAAGTACTAACATTGAAGTTTGAACTTGGAAACGGTTAGGGATAACAGCCAATGAACCAAAATCTGACACGTAAATGTCAATCGCTGTATGAACTGTAGCCGCATTACCATCAACAACACGTTGAGCCGCCCCTGCTGTACCACCATTAACAATACCTGACATGGCTTGCTTAATAGTTGATCCAACCATAATAGTGTTAGGCTCTCCGCCTTCGTCGAAACATGAAGCTAAAACAGTTTTTAAATCTGCTTCATCAAATGCGCGGTTAGTGCCTGGAGTGTTTACGTCCGTACCGTCACCAGTAGGAGCAACAGCACCCACACCACCATCAAAGTTAGTTGCTAGCCAAGACTCAACACCAGCACATTCACGAGGTACAGAAGTTGAACCCGTTACTTTAGCGTTGTTAGCTAAGATAACCTTTTCCATGTCTCGCTTAAGTTCTTTAGTCTTGAGCATTATTTGATAATCCATCTCATCACCACGACCAGCGCTATCAATTTGACGCTGTGTACGGGTTACGCGAGGGACTTTATCAGAGATTTGCGTCTGATTACCTAATCGCACTGAAGGAGTTGAAGCGGTAGTCGTTGCATCGTTACCCTCAATTTGTTTGTTGTCAACATCAGCGGCGGCTAAATCTTGAGTTTGCCATTCGTGATTAGTTGCGTTTGCAGGGCCACGATCAATACCACTAATAAAAGGGGTAGTTGTTGGGGCAATGTTATAAATGTTGTTGATTAAATCTTCTCTGTTACCGATAGCATCATATGTGCTTACCGTATCTGCTGGAGTAGTCATAATTTTTACCTTACTTTAGTTGTCGGTTTAGCTTACGTAATAGCAAGAAATCTTTATCAGAACCGTATTGGTTATACCGCTTCTGAACTACATCAATCTCGCTTTGTATGCTGTTATTAGCTTTCGCTCTTGGTTTAGTAATCGCCGGAGCTTTACGCACTTTCTTTTCAATAGCGGCATTCTTATTATTTAATGCCTCATATTTAGCGGCACTTAATAGCGTTTGCCACTCGTTGGCCTTGAAAGTTGCAAAGTTATCATTGTTGTAACCGTTCTTAGTTGCATAAGTTTGGATTAAATCCATATCAGCAGTAAAAGCCTTGGTTTGTTTACCGTTATCTAACCAAGTTGGGTTTCTATCCCACAACTTTGATCGCTCTGCCTCTACATCAAATTTAACACTTTCAGTTTTAGTTGATTTGTTACTATCAACGAACTGCTTACGCTTAACCATTTTTTCGGTATATTCAATATACTGCTCTGGTTCAAACTCTCGTAATTCTGCAAGTGCTTCAGGGGTTAATGATTCTTCTGATATCATAGATTCAAGCGTTACTATCTTGCTTTCAAACTCTGATACCTTTTTATCAAAAGCCTCTTCTTTAACCTTGAATGTTTTAATATCCTCGGCATGGTCTTGGGTCTTACGAGTATAATCAGCTTGCATTAGTCCATTAGCTTTCCACTCTTTAAGTTGGTCTGAGCTTACTTCTTCACCGTCAACATCGTAGTAAAAAAGGTCTGTTTCCGTCTCGTTAGCTTGTGCTTCTGTAACTTCTTCTGCTGGTTCTTCAGCTTCTGGTGCAACTTCTTCATTGGTAATAACCTCTGTTTCAATTACATCTTCTACTGGGGTATCTTCCGATACATCGACAGCCTCGGTATTTTCAGGTTGTTCAACTAGTGATTCCTGAGTACTCCTAGCTTGTTTTCTATTTGCTAAATATTCTTGTTCTGCTGTTTGCATGTTGTCAGTCCTTACGGTTATTGACGGTTAAATTTTAACGATTAATCTTCCTGTTTGTACATTATCGCCTAGCTCTATAATCTTAACCCCGGGCACAAAGGTCAAAGCCTCTGAAACATTATCGCCTTGTTGTGTAGTAACTTGAATAACGCAACCAACACCATCAATCTGCATTGCTTTTGTTGATTTCATCCATCCCTCGTTTTTACTAGATGCCTTGCAAATTAATTTAAATGTATCTCCATTACCAAATACATTTAAATCTGAAACGTTAGTTCTTGCGCCTGATACTGTTGAGTTATGTAGTGTTTTCATGTTGTCCTCCTACGGACGGGTTAAATAACATTTTGTAATTTGTTTTTTGCTTGCTCTATTAATGTAAGTCTTGCATTTTTACCCTCTTTGATAGCCTTGGTAAATTTACTCATAAATAAATTAAATACTTGTGATTGATTCCATGCGTTTTCCCTTTCTTTATCATCTTTTAATGAAGTGGATTCAAACTTGTTTAGTAAGTCACCGCGTACTGAGATAATAAACTCCTGTATTAATGGATCATTGAGTAATTGATCAGCACGTTGAGCCTTTTGTATTTGATTCTTTAAATCTGTTTCACTACGCATCTAACCCGCCTTGTAATTCAACGTTGTTATCTAGTTCAAGCTTAGTAATTTCTATAGCTTCATCTGAGTCTTGTTTCTCGTCTTTCTGTGCCGCTGTGATATTAAACTGTCTAATCTCTTCTTGTAAGCTAGCGATTTTAATTTGTGCATCTGATTGAGCTTTAGTTAAGAATGCTTGTTGTTTAATTTGCTCGGCTTCAGCCAATGGATTCTGCAAGTTCTGCATTTGTTCTTGTAACTGCAATAGAGTATTATTAAGTATTTCGTTTTCAGCTTTTAATAATTCGTCTGGCTCTTCAGGATTGTTAAAGAACTCATCTACTCTTGGATAACCTAATCCATCAGTAATACGGTTTAACGTATTATAAATATCAACCTCATCTACTAATGGTGAGCCTTGAGCTTTTAACTGTTGTTGAATAGCTAAAACGCCTTGTAAGCTTTCAATTGACTTTTCGTTATTACCTCTACCCAATCCAACGTTAGACTGTACATGATGCCTAAACTTCCATTTAGTAGGGTCAACTGTTAACGCTTTACCTAATACCATGAACTCTGTCTGTGTATCTTGGAATCTTGATACTAACCACGCGATACCCTCATATAGCTTTCTAAATCCTGTTTCAGCATAGTTACGGGCTATAAGCTCCATTTTCTCGTCACCTTTAGCTTCGATGCCGTTGAATCTAGTTGCTGTTTCTTTACCTATTGAGTCGGCATCTAGACCTTGGTTAGTCATGTTGTGACCAGTAGTTTCGGATCTTGCGCTATCTACGTATTGAATAACCTGTAATGTTTGTTGCCCAATGTAAGGAATGACCAAAGGAAATACAGCGTTACCAGGTAAAATGCTTGTATCATCATCCATTCTAACAATACCGTTGGTACGTACCGTCAACATATCATCTAAATCAACATCAGGATGCACAACATTACGAGGGTTATTCACCATGTAAATATTGTCATTCATTCCACGAACTAAAGCAGTTTTCTGTAATTGTGTCGGGTAAGTGATTTCTGCACGACTTCGACCAATAGCTTTATGAGGCATTAAGATTGCTGACAGTGAAGCATAAGGAACATGATTAAAGTATTCGTTAACCAATACTCTATTGCCTGAAGTCATTACATGCCTGCGTTCTGCGATACCGTCACCGTCAAAATCTACCTTAACGTATAAGTCTGATATTTCTACAAACTGGCTAGCCCAATCATTGATAACACCTTCTGGATTGTTGCCGCCTTGGTCCCTATCACGTACTGATTTAATATTTGAATTGCGGTTATCTTCTTCATCAACAGTGGTTAGCTGGTCTATTAGTTTACGGTCGAATCCTTCAGCTAATAACTCTCCGCGAGTCTTTCTAACTCTATCACCTACTAATTCAGCATCTTCTATACTGGTAGCATTACGTGATATTAAGAATGATTCAGGGGGTATATTAAGAATACAAACCTTTTTAGTTTCGCGTGTGACTTTAAATTTTAAATCCCAAACGCCAGGGCTTGTTTCTTCTTGTTCGGTTATTTCTGACTTGGTTACGCTTGGATCATTCAAGCTTTCAACAATAATAGATAGCTCATCAGTATCAACACCTGTAAATCTTTCCTCATCGACTTCTTTCTGTTCATCAATGAAATACTTAACTACTCCATTTTTTTGTATCTCAGCATCCTTTAACCATCCATGTAATATTTGAAATGATTCAGGCTGATTACGAATAATCCAATTAACATACTTGGTTTTTTCTTCTGCTTCTTGAACTTCTTTGGGGTTATCAGTATTGGGTTGAAAGGTTACTACATCACCGGAGCCGTAGAAGATACGCATCAATGATGGCATATCAGCCTCAACAACATCAGCTATATCTGTTGATACTACGCTTGATTGATTAGGGATTGCCGCGAAATCACCAGTTTTATCGCCTAAATAAGCAGATAAGAACTTAGTATTCTGACGCATAAACTCGCCATTATAGATAGCGGCCTGTTCTTCTGCTTGAGATAGTAAAGCAACTAGCTCTCTTTCACTCATTTTTGCCATTGATAAAGCACTCTAAGAATAGTTTGAATTAGTTTTACTTATTATACATTCTTTGCTAAGGTGAATACATATAGCGTTTATGTAATGATGCATAGCGTTCTACTAGGGTAAAATACAATGAATAAAGAATATAAACCAACCAAAGGTGATAAGCTTATCTTTAGTTATTGGGCAGGTATGGCGTTAATAGCTTTAATTGTTCTCGCCTTTACTGGTATAGCTTACTTTTTTATAGAGGGTATGATTACTTATGAATAAATTCACACTAATAATACATAACAAAGGCTGGACTGTTAAAGATGCCTGTAAGCACTGGGGTATTAGATACGAGACTTATAATAGACATTGCAATGATGATAAGTTTATGAATAAGTTAGAGTGCATGTGTAAGGGCTTGGAGGATAAAGGCACTATTTTAAAAGGAAGTCTTAGGGATTATTTAAGAGAGACATTCAACGGTGAAGGTATGGGTGAAGGTTTGGGTGAAACATTCATAAAAGGAGTTAAAAAATGATTAGTTATATATTTGCGAGTTACTTTGTAATGCTTTTTATTTGTTTGTACTTCATTGTATTTGACGATGAGGAATTAAAAGCTAACTTTAAGTGGTGGGTGTTTTCACCTATAACACTGCCGCTTTTTCTTTTTGGTTTATTTATTAATTGGTGATTTATGATTATTACAGATGAAATGGTAAAAAAGATGTGTGATGAATTTGATGAGATTGATTCGCTAATCCCTGATGATTTAAAAGAGGCACACAAGGACGCTATTATCTATGGTCGAGGGTGCTTTATTATTGACAAGGACGGAATAACGCCTATAGGTCAAGGTGAAATATATAGAGGTTTAAATGAGAAAACTACGTAACTTTAAATGCTCTGAAACGGGTGAAACAATCGAGCGACTAGTAAATGATAATATATTGATAGTTGAGTGTAACTGTAAAGGCTTGGCTCATCGTGCATTATCATCAGGTAGATACTTAGGCAATTCTACTGGTCGTAGTCCTTCACTTAGTAATAGGAAGAATTGATATGAGTATAGATTATGATTTAGTTTGCCATGAACACAAAGAAAGAGTTGCTATTTGTAGTGATGGATTTAGCGGACCGTTATTACAATGTGATAAATCGTTAGCAGGCTTTACTATATGCCATAGGTTGTGCAGTCTAGATGTCGTTAGTGAAAATGTTGACGACTTCGACGACTACACTGAATGGGATTTAAGCAACTGGAAAGATAAGTTTCACTATTAAACAACTCTAGACTTGCCATAGTTTAGTTTCTTCTTCTTCTTGTCCTGCCGTACTGGTTCAGCAAATGTCAGTGCGGCGGCATCACCATAGTCAGGACTAAAACCAAACTCTGATTTAATCCTATCCTTTGACCATAATACCTTTCTATCCTTGTTATCCCAGCTGTAAGGGCTAGCACATAAGTCAGCTTGCATCTCATCATCATCAGGTATTTGGACGGGTAATGTTTCATCCGTTAACCAGTTGGCTAGTTCTTGCCATATCTCGTTACGTTTATTGGTATACTTCTCAGGATTTAAAGGAGTTGAACCAAAGTGTACAGACTTAACCCGCCCTTTGTAGCCTAGTTCGTGAAGCCTATCAACTAAATCAGCACCAGCACCGTAATCAATAAACATCATATCAGGCACTTTCTTTGTAACTGTGTCTTTGGTGTCGAGTATCTTTTTACATATGGCTACATTCTTACCTAGTTTGTTACATTGTTCACCTATGTAAGCCTCCATACCAAACATTTTACGCCCTTGTCGTTTAACTATAGCAAATCTATCACCGCCTCTTGACGGGTCAACACCAACAACATAAGCACCACTACCTGTAACCTGTTCTTTTCTTGATGTCATGCAATGGTCAGCAGTAATTAAACCGTCACCGCCTGATACTTGAAAAGCTTCTGCGGCATTCATTGGGTATTCTTGTTTAAATGCTTTGTTACCGTCTACACCATCAGTAGTTAACTCTGATACTTTCATCCTACGCCAGAACAATTGATTATCATCTAGTTCATAGACTTCTTTGAGTTTATCTTCCTCATCCGTAGTGGTGAAATCTTCCGGTAATTCTTTTCTATATTCTGATTGCCAAAACCACGGCACAAAGATAGCCTGAAATTCAGATAAGCCTTTCTCTGCTAGTTTCCATTGTTCATGAAAGAAGTTACCAACACCATTAGCTGTGCTTTCCCATATAACCTCTGTTCCTGGTGCGTCCGGTACTGCTTGCATTATTCCTTTGGTATGCTCACTAGCATTCATCCAGAAAGCAACCTCCGAGCCATGAAAGTATTGGATGGTTTGACCGCGACCAACAGCCTTGTTACCTGCTGTTCCTATCTTATAGCCTGAGTCTAGTAGTTCGAAGTGTAACTCTTTAGCATTGGCTTTGCTTGTTACTGGCTTAACCTGTGGAGGGAGGTTGTTATAAAATCTATCTGTCATTTCAAACAGTGCGTTAGTTGACTCACCATCATGCGTAAGTATGAAAGCTCTAGTTCCTTTGTTGTGGGTAGTGTTCTGAATAAATCTACCGCCAACTTGAGTAGAGACGCCTTGTTGTCGTCCTTTTAAAACGATAGCTCTAACCTTTCCAGTTTCTTCTATCTGCTTCTCTAGTCGCATATGGATATACTGTTGAGCATCATTTAAGACGAATGATTGTAACCCTTCATGCTTGGTTCTTATCTTTAAACAGTTCCTAGCATAGAATTCAAAGTCATCTTTTAATCTCAGGCGCTTATCACTCAAGAGATTCTAACCATTGCTCATGAGTTACTTCAACATTAGTATTTGCAACCTCTGATTTATCCTTCCAATCAAAGTTGTTTTTAAGGTTGAATATCAAGCCTGTTACGTTGTTGCCGTAGAGTTTTTTCTCTAGGTGGGATTCAATTCTAGATCTTGCTCTTTTTATAGTGGGAAAGTATTCCTCTTTATTTGAGTAGTTTACTATTGTTCTTCTGTCTACACCTAAGTGTAAAGCTAGGCCTGACATAGTAGGAGCAAATATCTTTTCTTCTACATCATCTTTGATATTTATAATATAAACATCTTCACTAGTAAAAAAAACTATCTATCTTTTCCTCTAACTCCTTTACTGTCTTAAAGGCTAATGGTTGCCCTACTTTGTTTTTCATAATATGTCATTCCTATTAAGGTTCTTGACTGGTTAAAATTACTTTTTCTTTGTCGGTTTTTTGCCGGTTTTCTTTAT